CCAAGCTCCATTTGAAGATATAGATAAATCTAAATACGAAACTATGATGAAGAGTTTGACTGATGTTAATCTTACTAATATAGTAGAAGTTGAAGATGAAACTGATCTAGCTGGTGAATTAGCTTGTGCAGGAGGCGCGTGTGAAATAGTATGAAACGATTAGCAATAATAGGAGGTATTGGCATGATGACTATGGCTGGTACTAATATGATCTGGCATAAACAAAAGCTAGGTAACAATGCAAACACACTTGCAATAGCAAGCGGCGCTTTTATAGTGTCAATAGGTATAACTATTAAAATATAAGTTATGTGTCCATTTTGTAACAGCTACTGCGGTAGCTGCTAAATAATAAAAGGGAGGTCTTGCGGCCTCCCTTTCTTGGTTACAGGAACTTTTGGGTATGGTGCCCAGTTTTTTTTTGTTCCTATGATACATTACTAGAAGAAGCTCTTCTTCTTCCCATACCAGCTTTCTTTTTAGCTCTTGTTACTTTTCTTTTTTCACCCTTAGTCATTTCACTCCAAGGTTTTGGTGAGTCTTTACTAATTCTTTTAGACGGTCTACATACTTTAGTATTTTTATTCTTTTCAGATCCGCAAGTATTTCCTTTCTCATCCTTCCACTCTTCTTTCAACCAACGTTTAAGTTTTAAACCTTCTTTCGTTTTACGCACTGCAGACAATGGTGATCTTGAAGTCATATACATTGCCATTGAATCACCTTTCTTTTTATCCACCATATCCATAGCTAGCTGTCTAGCTCTTTCCATTTTATTAAAATAAGGTTTATCTTTTTTGTTAAAGTTTTTTTGCTGTACAAAAGCGCCATTGATTTTTTGAGCATTGCCTTTTCTAGTTTTAAAAACCCACGCAGCTAAATCTTTAGCATTTAAATCTCTGAACTTGCCTTTAGCATCAGGTGCATCTGAGTCGTGCCACTTAAGTCTTTTCTTTGCCATGTTGTTTTCTTAATTTATCTTTAGCTTTTTTAAATATACTTTGTTGTTTACGTTTAGGTTTTTTAGAATACCTAGATCTTTGTTCACCAACAGTTAATATTTGCATTTTTCTAGCATAACTTTTGCCAGAGTTTAAAACTCTTTTAACAGAAGCTATAGCATCAGCAGGTGTAGCAAATTTTATAGGTACAGTATCTTTAGGGTTTTCATCTGTATATAATCTTCTACCTGAACCTTTAGGTTTTTTACCTGTTCCTACCTTTGGATCCTTCATGGCTGGCCCTGACTTTCTACAACTACCTTTAGTTCCTGGTGTAGTACCAGGTACTCTTTCATAGCCTTGCCAACAATTAAAAGGACTTTTAACAAACTTACTCATACATTACCTTTTAAATATTTAGCCATATCTAATCCTATCTTTTTACCTAATTCACTATCAGATTTGTAATGAGCTCTTGCTATGTTTCTACTATCAGAAATATCTTTTGCTTTTTTATCTAGCTCTTTTGATTTATCTGGATATTTATCTTTTAGTATTTCAGTTATCATATAAGCTTGTATTGAGTGGCCTGATGGATAGGAAGGTGTTTTCATAGATTTAAGCTCTATGTCTTCTAGTTGTATACCAAAATTTTTAGCTAACTTTTTAGGCCTTGGTCTATTAAAATAATTCTTTAACTTTTTAATAATAGGCCTTGAGTTATTTATTAAATCCTTTATTTGTTTTTTATCATCTTTACCTACAACAGCTATATAAACATCGTATATATCATCATGATCTTTAACAAACTTCTCGTCTTTTCTAAGCTTATTAATAGACTGTATCTCTTTAAATGTCTCTAAAGAATTATCTTTAGGCGGCTTCATTTTTTTAAACTTGTTATAGTCAAAGCCTTTTAAACTCATTACTTCTTACTTTTGTTACCCCAATTTGCTGCTCCAACTTTTCTACACTTAGCCATAGCTGCGCTTCTATAAGCTGAATTACCTCCTTTATATCTTCCTGCAACTTTTCTATAACAAGCGTCTTTCAAAGCTGTTGGACTTTCGTATTTACTAAATGGTGTTTTACATGTTCTCATTATCGTTTTGCTTTACGTTTTTTAACTTTTCTTTTTTTAATTCTAACTTTGCTTTTTGATTTACCGGTAGTTTTAGCAGTGTCTTGATCTTCAACTCCTAATTGCCAACCTGGCCAACCAGATAGCATAGCTATTGTTTGCCACCACTCTGTTTCTTCAGCCATTGACTGACTTATATTATCATACTTTTGAAGTACTCTATCTAAAGGAACGTTTGTAGTAGCTGACACAACTTTAGCTCCAGCTTCGTAAGCAGGATTATCTATATTAAATGGACCCATTTCCATTATTTGTTCTCTACGCTTCTTACTATTAAACTGCCATAGAGCTTGTCTAATTTTAGATATTTTACTACTTATTGGTGGTGAAAACTGTAGTAGTTTCCAAACACTATCTACATATTCAGGTCTTGACCTACCAGATCTTTCGTATATATCTAGTAAGAAGTTTTTAACTACAGATATTGAAGCACCTCCAATACCTAAACCTCTTAAAAACGAGTCAGCCATACCGTTAGCTGCATCAAAATATTTATCATTTTTCTTTTCATCTTCGTCATCATCACCAAAACCTAAAGCAAATACAGCTTGTTGTAATGCATTAAATATTAAGTTTTGTACTACGCCATAATATATTATTCTACTTATATGAGACTTTGCATCACCTCTACCTTTTATTAAATCTTGCAAAGCTCTTTTTTGTAATCTTGCATACTGCATAGGTGTATTAGCAAACATAAGTATTAACCTACCTAAATCACTAGCTTGTTGTTGAGATATTTTATCAGGCCTACTAGACTGTTGTGACTCTTCAGATATTTCTCTAAACTCATTCATAGCTATTTGTTTAGCTTCAGCTTCTGTCATGCCTTCATTTTTCATTAAATCATTTATTCTGTTACGATAAAATGTAGCACCACCTGAAGCTATAGCAAAGCTATCAGCAAACTGCGTGGGTAAAAAACCTTTTTGTAATATATAATTTAAAACAGCTTTAGCTTTATTACCAGATGTTTTTGCAGCATCAGCTATTTCTGACTCAGATATATTAATCCTTAATCCATTACGTCTATCTCTTAAATAATCAGAGTTCATTAACTCCATAAAGTCTTTCCAGTATTGTGGTTGATTAGCAAATGCTTGGCCAGCTTTTAGTGGGTTATTAAAACTCCAGTTTATAAAGTTAATACTAGATATTGTTTGTAATATTGCTGATCTCATATTAAAGAACATGATAGCACCATTAGAAGCGTTAATATAATCTAAAACTCTATTACTTAATCTACTGCCTGTAAAAGATCTATTTTTTCCAGACTTCATTCGGCTAAGTATATTTTCCATAGCTTCTCTAAACTTTGGTCCGTATATAGCTTCTAGCTTATTTAAGTTTGCTTCACTAAATATTTCATCAGCATTTTCCTGCCACTCTTGTAAATACTTAGGACGTTTTACATCATTAATAAGATCTATTAAATCAGTTGTAATTGTACCAGCTAGCCAACTATCACCTGGATTAGAATAACCATCACCTTTAGTTATAGTTAATATTTGATCTGCAAATGTTTTTAATGTAGAATTACCTTCAACAATATCAATTAATTCTTTTAAATCTGCTTGAGACAAGCCAGGAACTGTCTTACCTGTTTTATTCCATAAGTAAACTCTAACAGCTTGCTCATTAGTAAATCCAGACTCATTAGTTTTTCTTAAATTAGCAGGTACATTAAGTTGTTTTTTAAGTGCATTAAAATCTTGCATCAACTGTAGTCTAGCCTTTGATAAGTTCTCCATGCCTCTAGCATATGGATCTAATAAGTTTTTCTTATACCAAGCCATTTGCTGCTCGCCACGCTTACCTTTACCTAAAGTTTTATATATAAGACCTTGAAAATCTTCAGCAGAATAAGGTATAAAAAATTTAAAACCACCTACATTCTTACCAACAACTTGAGCTTTTGCTTTTGAATAAACTTTTTCTTTGCCAATACCAGCTCGATCTTCTAGTATTTTATTAAAGTCTTCATTTAAATTTTTCTGTTCATTTATTATAGCTTGCTGTACTTTTGACTTAACATCTACAACTTCCATAACATCACGAACTGCTTTAACATTTTGATAAGCGTCATCAGCAAAGTAAAAATCATTGTAACCTTCTGCTGCTTTATCAATTAACCAATTAGCTTTAGCTTCACCAGTAGAATTACCTAAACCAACTATGTTTTCTTTTTTAAATTCTAAACCTTCAGCTTTTAAAAAATCATATATAGCTTGTTGTGCTTCAGGCGCTCTTGCTGTTAACACAAATAAATCTTCATTACCTCTAGCTTCTTTTATTTTTTGTGCTACTTCAAACAATGGACCACGTGTACCTTCTCTTACAATGTTAAAATCACTAAAGTCCATAACAGCACCGTCTGCTACAAGTTGCGCTCCTTTCTGTGCAAACTGTTCTGCAGTTAATTCACCTTGTTCACCATTTAATTTAGTATAATAAACTAAACTATTACTTCTAGCTAGCGTATCATCAAAATCAAATACTCTAATTTTCTTTATTTTTTTCTTACCTTTTCTAGCTAAACGTAAAGCTTCATCTATTGTAGCGGCTTTACTAATCAAGTCTTCAGTAGTCATGTTTTCAGTTACATTTAAAACTTTAGACTCAAGCAGCTCAACACTTGTTACATCAGCAGCTGCTTTCATTGGTTTAGCTAAAGGTAAATAAGCATCAATATCTGCTTTAGCTTGTTCTACTGTTTTGCCTTGATCTATTAATCCTACTTGTTCATTTTGCAAAGCTATAACATCTGGTATGTTTGCAAACTCTTCTGATACTTCAATACCTATTTGTTGAGCTATTGTTTGACCAGTTTCTAAACTTGTTATACTATTTAAGTTTATACCTGCTTTAGCTAGTCTTATAGCTGGATTATTAAATATACTAAAGCCATCAGGTAATGTAGCATCTAGCTTAGCCATATCTAGTTTGTGATCATCAGACTTAGACAATTGAGTTTGGCTATAATTTTTTCTAATAAAAGGAAAAACTTCAGCAACTTTATTTTGAGTTATAGCAGCAATTAAAGTAGCACCAATTACAGAAGCAGGTGGATTATGTTCTTCTCTAAACTTTTCTCCTGTTCTTTGACCTGCTTTACTATCAGCTGGTCCATATTCAAAGTTGTTAGATACGTTAGTAAATGGAGCGGCTATTTTAATTAAACCTGCAGTAGCTTGATAACCTTGAGCTATTATTAAAGCTGCTAATGCTGGATCCATACCTTGAGCTACAGCATCATTTAATTGTATAGATACATCTTCTAATATATCCATATTCATATCACTCTGCGGTTTATTTTTATTGTATTGCTCTTGAGTTAATTTACCTTTTACTCTTATTCTTTTAGGTTTTTGTTTGTCTGGTATTGTATTTTCTAAAGCTGCTATATAAGCAGGGTCAGTAACTCCATAATATAATCTACCTCTTGTAGCAACTAAATTAGTAAGCGGTACGCCTTTACTATCTACAGGTGGATCAAACTTTTTTACTCCATTTTTATCTTTACCTTTAAAAACGCCTTTAGCAAACTTGCCGTTTGTAAGTTTGTACCATACATCGCCAGGTACACCTTTAATATTATTATCAGCTAAATAAGTATCTAACGAAATAGCTTTGCCAACTCTATACCTTACAGCTCCTGCTGACGCAGGCATTGCAGCTTTAAAAACATTAGTACTTAATCCATAATCTTTTATTGCTTTTAATATTGCAGTTTGTTTAGCTACTCTGTTATCATCATTTACAGTTATATCTTTTAATCCTAATATTTTAGCAACATCATTTATACTTCTTGCGTTTGATATTTTATCATACAGTTCTAACTGCTCTTGACTTATTTCATTTAAAGAAGCAGAAAACATAACCTCAGCTTTACCTTCTGCTAAAATACTTGGTACATCTCTACCACGCTTCATTAACTCTGCTCTAACTTCTTGGTTAGTAAGCATACGCTCTGTTTGATCTATAATAGCTTTTACTCTCGCGCTTGTATTACGATCACTAACATTAGGTACACCAGCAGGGGTTATGCCAAATATTTCTTTAAACTCAGCTTGTGTAATATTATTTCTTTTCTTCTGTATAGGTAAGCCTGCTCTACTACCTGTCTTAGCTGTTATAGCTCTATCAGTTTTATTATATAGCTTGTCTAATAATACTTTTTGAACACCAGTAGAAGTTCCACTTGGCGTAGCACCTTCAGGTAACATAGTCATTAAAGCATCTACATTTTTATTTATAAATGCTTGAGCATTAGCAACATCTTGTTTTGTTAAATTACCAGGTTTAGGTTCAACACCAAATAATCTTTGCACCTCGTCTTCTGCTAATCTTTTTAATGTTTTAAAATTTAATTGATCAACTGGTAAATCATCAACTTTAGATTTTATAGTTTGTATAGCTTTATCTAATGTTTCTTTTTGTTCTTCATTAACGTTAAGTCTATCTTTTAATTTTATACCTCTTTGTGAAGCATCTATTTTTTTATTATCAACAGACTCTACAGCTGGGTCTGGCTCAGCTTCAATTCCTTTAGCTTCTGATATATCTTCCGAAAAGTCTTGGCCAAATGTATCTGTAGCTAGTTTATTTGCTCTTAGATTTAACCTATTGCTTATAAATTTATCAAGATCTTGTTTGCTAGGATCAAACTCTTGCTGTACTAATGTACTAGCTAAACTAGTTAAGTCTTGTTTAAATTCATCTCTACTAATTCCTCTTTTTAAATCATCAGGAACTTTATCATATAGTCTTCTTGTAGTAGCCTCTACTATACCGCCTATATCTTTACCAAATTCTGATTGTGTAAAGTCTGTAACAAAATTACCATCAGCATCTTTAGATAATTTTTCATTTATAAAAGCAGTTCTACCAGAAGGCTTTGACATATCAAAACCTTCAGACATTTGTTGCAAGCTAGATTGTTCGACTATATCATCAGTTTTTTCTTCTTCATCTATAGCTACAGCCATATCTCTAGCTGACTTTTGAAAGCTATCTAAATAACTATAAACATCTTTAGAAGTTTTCATTGGCATTAACCAAGACTGATTACTAGGATTAAACTTCTTTACTAATGAAGATAAAGTATTTTTAATACCAAACATAGGATTAAAATCACTTTGAGTTAAAGCTCCTATATTTACAAAGTCACCATATAAGTTTAACAACTCTTCTACATTAACACCAGACTCATTAGTGTATAGCTTTTTTCTAGCCATAAAATTATCATACTGTTCTTGAGTAATTTTATTAGTAGCTAACTTTGTTTTCATTGTTTGCTCAAACTGTTTTATAGCTGTATTAGCTTGATCAACTACAACATTGTCTTTTACTACACCTGCTTGTCTGTTTTGTATGTGTAACAACTCATGCATTGGCGCTACAGCTGCTATTTCAGATTCAGTAATGTTATCTGTTTTGCTCATGTTAGCTTCTACATTTCTTTGAAAAACTAATATATCATTTGTCCCAGCTACATTAATAGCATTAGTACCTTTAGTGTAAGCTGCCATAATTTTCTTAGCAGCTTGGCTTCCGTAGTCTTTAGTTAACTGATCAACGTTGGGTTGAGCAAATGTAGTATTACCTTCTGAGTCTGTTACTCTATCATACTTTATAAACTTGCTATCATTTTTATATTGATTCATAGCTACTAAATCATTATAAAAATCATTTAAACCTGCATTAAATTCATATTGAGCTGGGTCACTAGTTTTACCTGCGTCTTCTTGTATTTTTCTTTGTCTTCTAGTTAGTAGCTCGTTTCTTTGATTATCTAGTTTTTTATATTCTTGCACCAACTTATTCTTACGTTGTTGCATAGTTTTAGTCTCACCTTTAGCACCTTCTTGTCTTAAGTTTCTAAGTACTTTTCTTCTTCTTCTATTTAAATCAAACAAAGCAGCTTGCTCATCTTTGCTTAGTCTATTTATTTTATTAGTAGTCATTACATCATCTAAAGCTTCTTCTGCTAATATTTCTTTTTGTTCTGCTACTAGCTTTTTTTGTTCTGTTGAAGTAAGGTTTGTTCTGTTTTCTAAAGCCAAAGTTATTTCATACATTCTATTTCTACGCTTGGCTGTTCTCATTCTATCTGCACTAGTAGTAACTTCATCTTTTATCATATTGTATAAGTTACCACCCATACCTGGACCCTGTATAGTTGCCGATGTAAAAGCTGTATTAACTAAAAAGTCTTTATCAATACCTTCAATTATGCTTTTATCTTCATTTAATAAAACTATATCACCTAAGTTTTGAGCTACTTGAGAAACCATTTCTTCCCCGATTTCAGTACCTACGTTAAAACCTCCACTTAAACCACCGTACATTAATCTTTTAAAAACGTTAGATCCTGCTACTGAAGAAAATTTATTTAAATTATTTATATAACTTAACGAACCTAATCTTTCAGTTAAAAGTTCAACACTACCAGCCCACATAGCATTTGTACTTCTTTTCCATTGTGGTAGCTCTAGTGTATTGTTTAAGTTTATTATCTCTTGTTCTGCTTGTATTTTTTCAAACTCTGTAGCATTAGGATCATTTCTAAGAGCTGTTAAAGACTCTATTCTTCCTGCAGCATCTTCAGCAGCTAACTCCATCTCTGCCATTTTACCACCATAACCCATATTAAAAAACAAAGCTTGTCCTAATCTACCAGCTGCTTTTTGAGCTGTAGCAGTTGCTACTCTAGCTCCAATACTAGCTCTAGCACCACCAGTTATTAAACCACCAATACCACCAGTTGCCAGCATAGGAACTGTAGCTAATATAGAAGGTGAGTTGTTTGCAAACATTTGACCCATATAAAAACCCATACGTCCACCTGAAGCATCATCAGTAGTTAGGTTGCTTATAAATCTTTCATCTAACTGTTTATTAAGGTTTCTATTATAATCAATAGCACCTTTTTTCATGCCTTTAAAAGACTGATACCACTGATCAGTTTCATCTACAATACCTACAGCTTCAGGTAAATCTGCCATTACACCTTTTAGTAAACTACTTATCGTCATAGCACCACTACCTAAAAAACCTTTTTCAAGTTGTAATTCCATACGATTTAAGTTACTAAAATCTCGAACAGCAACATCTGCGGCTATGCTTAAATCTTGCAACGCTGCGGCATCATCCATTAGTAAAGACTGCCTTTCTTGTATACCTTGTAACTGTTGTGTTAAAGATATTTCTTCTTCTTCATAACCGCTAGCTATTAAACCTTTTTGAGCAACACTTAATTCTTGTATTAAATCATTATACTCTTTTATTTGTTGAGGATTTGAATTAGCACTTATACCTTGATCTTTTAATTCTTGTATTTGCTTGTTTATTCTATTTACATTACTAATACCTTCAGCATGTTTCTTTTGAAATGCTTTATCTCTTAATTCAAAGTCAGCTATATCTTCATTTAAATTAGTCCATTTAAAATCCATTTTCTCAACAGCTTGATCAATGATTTTTTGACCTTGTACAAAACCACCTTGACCGCCTCTACCTCTACCATCATATCCTACTACGTACTCTTCATCACCGTGTAAAACAAAACCACCTTCACCGTCATTAGCGTACTTACTCCAAACTTTTCTATTAGGTATAACTTTCTTAACTACATTTCCATCGTCGTCTATATCTGTTATAGTTCTAAATTGATTGTTATATCTTTCTCTAAGTTCTTGAGAGCTTAATGGTCCACCTATTTCATCAGCTAGAAACTGTGAAGTAATACGTCTATCTTCAGGGTTATAATCTTTATCTATATAAAATAACTCTACAGCTTTTTGTTTAGCCATAGCTTTAGCTTGTTTTACAGCTTGTGGATTTTGTTTTACAACGTAGTCGTAATCATATGTCTCACCATTGCTATCATCATACTCTTTCCACTTTTCATAAAGCTCTCTATTACCTCCAAATTTTTTATCAATTATATTAGTATTATCTTTACCATAAGCTTGATCTAGTCTATTGTTTGCTATAGCATTACGATCTGCAGAGTCTAAAGTGTTACTTATAGTTTCAAAAGTTTGTTGACCTAATATTTTTTTAGTATCATCAGAAGTATCGCTAACTTCTTTTATTATTTTACTTAATTCTTTAGCAGCTACGTATTTATCTTTGTTTTCTTTTCTAGCTTCAAAGTCTTCTACCTGTCTATCTCTTTCTTCTTTTTCTTTATTTAATCTATCTAAAGTTTCTTTTCTTGCCTTCTCATCAGCTTTTAATCTTGCTTGAGTTTCAGGATCGTTATAGTCGTTTACTTCAGATTTTATATTTGGCGGTGTATTATCTACTATTTTAGCAGATCCATAAGGTGGTCTAAATCTTTTAACATAGTTATCTACATCACCATATTGATTGTATATGCTAGCATAAGAATATTCTTTTTCATTACCTTTAGAATCAGTTATTACTACTTTTTTATAGTCTAAATCTTTAGGTCTAACTTGATTTTGCACTTTTTTATTCTGTGCTTTTTTGCTAGCTAAATCTAACTCTTCTATTTTAGCCTCTCTTTTTTTAGCCTCTTCAACTCTTTTAGCATCATAAACTACTAATTCATCTTCTGCTAATTCTTGTTCAACAAGTTGAGCTGGCAAAACCTCAGGTTGTTCAACTTTAGGCTCCTCAGTTATTTGATCAGAATATACTGGATATTTAGCTAACACCTTATCAACAAGCTCTTCATCAGCAATGTTTTGATAAGCCGGGTGTTTAGCTTTTATTTTTTGTGCAAGTTCTGCTCTTGTCATACTTATTATTGTAAAATACCCATTGGATCGTTAGGATCTGTTTGAGTAGTATTTGATTGTGGTTTATTGCCTTTTTTGTTTTTTCTAAAATAACCTATAGTTTCAGGTTTCATACCTATTTGTCTTAGTACATAATCTTCATAACCTTGTTTAGTTTTAAATTTACCCATATTTAATGGTGTGCCGTTGTGGTATAAAACTCCTTTTTGTGTACCATCTTCACCTGTTCCTATATAAAAGTCATGTTCACTTTCATCTATAGAAGGGTTACTAACTAGAGACTCTAACACTTGTTCGGCATTAGGTTGGCCTTGAGCGTACAAGCTATCAGCAGATGATACAGTATTATCATACGCTCCACCCATAGTATTTACTTGATCACCTACTCCTTTACCAAAAGTATATGCATTAGCTGGATCGTTTTTTGGAGGTACTGGAGCTGGTGGTATTTTTTCTTTGTTTTTAGTTTTAATAGCACCTAATTCTAAGCCATTATTATTATAAGATTCTCTAGCTATGTATGTTTTAGCTACTTTATTTTGTAGTTCGTCTAGCTTTGCTTTCTGCGGATCAGTAAAATCAGTAGGATATTCATGCCAAGATGAATTAACAAAATCATCCATTGTCATATCTAACTCTGCTAGATCAGCAGTAGTAACACCTATTGATTGTGCTATACCAGCTATTGAATTTTCATTACCGTCAAAACCTCCTTGTCCATTATTAGCGTCAGGATCCCAGCCATCAGGAATATTATCTTGCCATTCAGATAGCATTGCTTCACTATCACCTATCATAACGTTCATCATTGGACTGTTATAAGCATTTTTTAAATACGCGTCTTTTTTGTCAGGCATTATATACTGCATGTCATACAGATAACCTTCTTCTAAATTGTTCATTGGCTCACCTGTAATAGGGTTCTTATCACCTTTTTTAAATTTATCAGTAATTATATAATCACTATCAGGTGAATCTGGTTGAGCAAGCTTATTATACATTTGCTCTTCATATTTTGAAAAATCTGCTTTATCATTAAATAAATTTTTACCTGACTGTGCATTAGCTATGAGCGCCGTACCATTTAAAATTTGAGTAGGATCATCACCTAATTGATAAACTAATTGACCATCTTTTTTTACAGTTCTTACATCACCACCATTACATAAAGCTTCTAAAAAGTTTTTATTTATTACAGAACCTGTAGAAGATAGCGTACCACCTTTTTTAGCTGCATTATAATCAGCACATTGCATACCTAAATATTTAGCTTGTTCTTTAAACTGAGGTATTAATCCTTTTATTTGGGATAATCTTTTATTTCCTTCTTGTCTAGAAATACTACCATTGTCCATAGCATTTTTAATTTGAAAATATTCATCAGCTTCGGTATTATAAAAAGAGTGTAAGTTATTATCAAGCTTGTCACTACCACTGCTGGGTATTTCATTAACTTTACTATACATGCTCTGCATTTCGATGTCTAGAAGATCTTGCTCTTGTTTAGCTTGAAGCTTTTGTGCTTTAACTTGAGCTGTTATTTCCTGAGTAGTGTTAGCTATATTATTAGTTAATGCCTTACCTGATTTAAGTAAAGTGTCAAACTCTTTATTTACTACTCTTTGTGGATTATCGTATGCTCCCATATTTTCTTTATTTTACTTTTAAACTCTACTTAACTTTTCCAAAGCTAATACCATCTTTTCCATCTGATTTAATACCTCCAGTCATTCCCTTTGCGGCTATACCAGCTCCAGATACTACTGCATCACCAATACCTACTATAGCTGCATTACGAGCAGCTTGTGCATCTGTAGCGTTTTGCTGTGCATTAGTCATAAGACCTGCTGTTCTATTCATTTTTTGAGTATGAAAATTTATAGCATCTTGTTGAGCCATAATATCTCCTTTAGCCATCATCTCATCTAAACGTTGTGCTCCTTGAGCTTTTGCCATTGCTACTTTTGCTTCACCTTCAGCGGCTAATTTATTATTTTGTGTTTCTTGTGCTTGTATACTAGCAGCAATACCTCTTTTACTTTGAAGTGCTGCTTGTGCTAAAGCGGTAGCTCCACCAGCAGCTTGTCCAGTTTCCATCATTACATCTAAACTATTTGCTAAAGCCATATCTGCTTGCTCAGCTTGCATTTTAAAAGCTTCAGTAGCTACAGTTAAATTAGCATAAGGATTATCTAAGTTTTCAAACTGATTAGTCATATTTTCATACGGGTTTGTAAACGTAGGCCTTGAATTTTCTAAATCCTCCAATTGCTGTTTCATATTGTCTGCTATTTTATTTTGCTTATCTCTTTCATTTTTAGCTTGATTAGCTGCCACTGCTGAGGTTGTTGCGCCTGCCGCGGCTGCTACACCTCCTGCTATCAAAGCTCCTGTTGCTACTGCGGTTAATGCTGCCATAATTAATTTTTTAATTTTTTTATTATTTCATATGATGGCTTTTCATCTACGTGCCATCCTAAGTCTTTATGCTTTTTTATTAAATGCTTGTTTCTTCCAATAGTAAACATATATTTTTTACCTACACTTGCTACTAAATTTTCACAGCCTATTATTAAAGCTGTTATAGCTGCATCTCTGTCAGCTTCTCTATATTCTGGATTAGATATAATCCATTCAAGTAAAACTGCTTTAGAGTTTGTCATATATAAAAAGCCAGCAACAATAGGAGTGCCGTCTTTAGCTTCTACTATTAGTCCACCAGTGCCATTGTCTGGTAAAAAATCTTTTGCCGGTGCTTGCCACTCCGGCCATTGCTCCCACCATGAAATTAAAGTTTCATAATCAGAGTCTTGTAATTGTCTTATATTCATATTAAATTAAATTATCTTGAAGATATATTGTAGTTTATACCTATTGAGTATAATTCTTTCATACCACCTGGGTCTGTGTGAGTATCTGTAGAAAAAGTTATATCTAAATAATAACCTTTTAAACCACTAACACTAGTACCAAATATAACTTCTCCTGGTGATTGTGTTGAAGTATTAATAAAGTTAGCTACGTATCTATTTTCTTTTCTATCAAAACCAGATCTTAGCAATGGTTGATTAGCTGGGCTAGCAGCTGTTCCTGTATTGCCTGCACCGTCATACGCTCCTTCTACATAACTATTAATTACGTTAGCATTATCATCACTAAAACTAAAACCACCAGATAAGGCACCACCAGCTGTTCTATTTATATTTTTACCAGTTCTATCTGATGTAATTCCTACAGCTTTCCAGCCACTATCACCTTCATAGTCTATTGTTAAAAAATTCTTTTGCAATGATGGATTAGAGTTTGCTACTATTGAAACTGTAGAAGCATAACTAGTTCCATAAAAGTTACCATGAGGACTACTAGCTTCATAATGTGTGTATAAACCTGTTAACTGTGTAGGAGCGCCTGTGTAAACACCTGGTGCATACGGTTGATTATTAAGTGTTAGTAATTGATTTTTTAAACTACCAATTGCTCCTGGCATATAGCTATAAAAACTTGGCCAACCACTTACAGACGGGTCAAAACCTAAAGTATAAAATGTAGTGTCTCGGTTAGGTAGCGCATCGAATGGTGGAGTAACTCTAATAGGATCACCTGTTCTAGTGTTATTATATTGTAAAGAAAGAACATATTGTTTATTATAAGCGTCCCAACCTCCATAAACTCTACTTCTATATGGAGCTACTAGTTTTAATCTACCTTGGTTCGATCCACTATGAAAACTACTATCTAATACTTTATCTGTAAATAAAACAATAGAACCACCGTAAATTGCTCCAACACCCATTACAGTAGCTGTAGTATCTATGTATGTAGCACCTCCATTGTTTGACCAAAATATTTTAGAACCAGGTATTGCGTTAGATTTATTTAAAATAGGAGTAGAATTTACTGTAAACCAACTTACATCATTACCTTGAGAAGTCTGTATTAAAGTTACATTTAAATCTTGCGTGTACTCATTAGTATAATTATCATTTAATGTAGATAAATTATCTCTAAACCAATCACGCATACCGTATTCTGATATTTCTGTAATGCCATCATGAGATAATCTTAACACAGCGTTTCTATTTCTATCAACAAAATATTTTCTATAAGCATATATAGCAAAACTTTCAGGGTTTTTACTTATACCATATTCACCTGTGTAAGGTATTATTTCACCTAATACTTGCCTTTGTGAAGTAACACTACCACCGCCTTCAGCATTATATATAGCGTTTTTATCTATTAACGCTCTACTGCATTTATTTTCTTGTAATACTATTAAGTTGTTTTCTTCAGCATATATCTTTTGTATACTACCATATTGCGGGTTAGCAGACTTAGTTATATTAGTACCCACAGGAAATTCATTAGTTCTGTTTAATCCAGTTCTAGAATTAAATATACCAGAGTATATTAAAGTATTAAATCTGTGTTGTTGTAATGGCTCTTCTTCGTCTAAATAAGCTCTAACACCATAAGACATAGAGTTGTTGTTAAAACCGCCTCTAATGTACATTTCTTCAACATAAAAATTTTGTGGACTTACAGATTCAGTAGCGCTAACAGTAGATAATGGATCTGTAGTAAAACCAGGATTAACTGTTAATGGTGGAGCAAACACATTATTAAGTGGCCATGTACCTAAATTAGCAGCTGATCCAGCACCACCTGGCACCGCGTCTGTTCCTACCTGCTTCAATGGTTGAGGCGTTAAAATTCTTTTATTCCAAATAGAATTATAATAATCAACTTCTATTAAGGGTAGTGTATTTGCCATATTATATAATCACTTATTTTATTAACTAATTTACTCTAATAATCTTAAATCAAACTGAGATATTACAGTTGTTAATCCATTACCGTTTTGATCCGTAGCTCTTATTTCTACATTCATGTTTCCTATAGTGTACTCTTGGCTATATTTACCAACGTTTAAAGTACACTCATCACCTTCAACTATTAAACTCAATGATAATCCTTCTACAGAACTAGCTAGTACAAATTCGGTAGTACCAAACATTTCTTCACTTTTAACAAATAGTTGCCAAGTAATTAACTTGTCAGAATTTACATTACTACCTGGTGTTACAGTATCAGATCCATTTGTTGCTTTACTTTTAGTACTGTTACTACCATCTGCATTACCCCAACTAGTAGGACCTGGAGCTACTGGCGCACCAGTTCCTGAGCCATTGTTAACATAATAAACAGTACCAGCTGCATTAACTCTAGAAGTCTTAAACTCTGGAGCTGTATTTAATACGAACGTCTGTACATTTATAGTGTACGGTACAGGTAGTATTCCAAATTGTAAGAAATTAAAAGTAATATTAAAATTAACATTATCTAAACCAGCATCACCTGAACTGAACATTGGATTAGTTGCTGTTGGTTTTAATAAATAAATGTTGTCACTTCCTTTTTGAGTAACAGTAAATGGAGCGTCAGTAATTGTAGTTCCATTTTGATATACAGCTGTACTTACGTTAAAATCTATAGCGTTTGCATAAGTTATTAAAACACCATTTTGATCTACTAGTTGAAACTCAACTATGGTAGCAGCTGCTGAGTATTTTAAACTTTCATTGAAACTAACAGTGCCTAAAGGTGATGTACCAGTACTACCTACAGCTGCTGTTACAAATTGTGTTGGTACGGTTAAGTTATCTCTTATTAAACTGTTTAATTCTTTTACAGTTCCTGACGTACTTGTTTCATAATATATTTCTATATTACTTATAGTAGGGTTTGTCTCATAAATAGCAGGTAAAGTTTCTGCTTCAGATGAAGGTTTAGCTATTTGAGGATCAGCACCTAAATTAAATTTGTTTTGTATTATAGCTGTAGGTGGATCTGTATCTGCGTTGTATAATCCATTGTAACTACCTCTTTTAAATATGTTTTCAAAATTACCTATTGATTGGACCTTCATTGTTTCTAATCCTGGAAATACAGGACCTGAAGCTGTCGCAGCAGTAGCATAGTAAGGTCTATCTATTACAAACGAACTACTTAATTCAGCAACTCTAGGTATTAGCTCTACATCACTAGTAGAATACTGCTGTTGTACAGGCGTTGTTTCATTTAAAGCTGGTGGTACTTTATTAGCATTATCAGTTAATAAAGTAGTTGTGTTTAAAACACCTGTACTTGACTCAGTACTAAACGTAGCATCAACGCTTGTTTCTGTAGCTGTAGCATTACTAGATAGCTCGAACTGTACGTAGTTTAATACATTATTTATATAATAAGTTTTACCACCTGGCGTAACTACTTTCATACCTTCTAATAAAGGAAATGTTAAATACTCTATACCTGTTACAGCGTCTACTGAAGCTATATTACTACCATTAGTAAATGTACACGTTAAATCAAATGGCTTTATAACTGGCGTTCCGTTCAACAAACTAGGTAAATAAACATTATAATAATCTTGCTCTAATTGTTTTACTACAACTTTATAACTATACCAACCAGTAGCATTACCAGCTCTAACAAAATCTAAAGGTAAACCTGGAGGTCCTGGCGCGTCACTACCAGCTAAAGTATTACCGTTAGAGTCTACTATTCCGTATCTATTTCTAGGACTAAAAGGATATGGCACAATAGCCCACTGTATTACAGCTTGTTTTTTTACACCGCCTACAGTATAAGTTACTGTATCTCCTGGCGCAATACTATCATTTGCACCGCCAG